TTGTTTTTTATAATTATTTATTTTTTCAGAATTCTCTTCTCGATATATTTTTTGCTGTTGTTTGGTTTTTACAATCTTTTCTTCTTCTAATTTTTTATTATTTTCTTCCAAAATGTCTTTTTCTTCCTCAGAAATAACTGGTTTAGGTTCTTGATATTGAATATGTATTTTTGATTGAAGGTGTCTGTGTTTGTTTCCAAATGTATATTGATTACCACATTCACAATTAATAACTTCGCTTTTTTTAGACTTCAATTTTTCTTTATTCGCTTCCCTCCATTCTGTTTGTTTTATTTTTGTATAGTCCTTGTGATCTTCTCTGTATATTTTTTTCTGTTCAGATATTTTTTCTTTATTTTTCTCTTGATATTCTTTTTGATATTCAGATATTTTTTCTTTGTTTTCTTGAGCATATTGTGTTTGATATTCTATTTTTTGTTCTTTATTTTCTTCGTAATTTTGTTTCGCTTTTTGTAGAATTTCTTCTTTGTTTTCTTCATACCAATCTTGTTTATATATTTGTGGTTCTTCTTTACATTTTGCGTATGGTTTATTGGTATTTAGAGTAGATTTTAAGGTTTCTATCCAATAATGTTCTGTTGCCTCAGCTTCGCGTTTGTCTTTACAATTAACATTTTCAATTTGAATCATTCTCCAATTTTCCCAACCACCATGATCTCTAATAAAATTATATACATACCTGGTATATAAAATATCATCCGAACATCTTTTATGGCTTTTTTTTCTTTCATTGAAATTTGTTGTATGACCAATATAAATATCTGTAATTGTTAAATCTTTACAACAGATCTTGTAAATAATCGTGGAAGAATAATCCGTTTGACTTTTCGGCATTGGCGGGTTATAAATGGTTATAGTTGGTTATATTTAAGTTATAATTAATTAAATCAATTTTAAAAATCTTCGGTTAATTCAAAGTCATTATCTGAAATAGTTTTATTTGCCAAAGCATATGCATCAGATTTTTTTTCAAAAAAATTCGTTTTAGATTCTAAACTAATTAGCTCCATAAATGGAAATGAATTAGAAACATTATAAATCTTCTTGTAACCAAGCTGAACAGATAATCGATCTGCTACAAACTGAATATATTGTGTCATCATTTGACTATTCATTCCAATTAGTCGGCACGGTAACGCATCACAAATGAATTCAGTTTCTATTTTAACAGCTTCCTTTATTATGTCATGTATACGAACTTGGTCAATTTTTTGAATTAATTTAGAATATAAAAGCACAGCAAACTCACAGTGAAGGGCTTCATCTCTAGAAATAAGTTCATTACTAAATGTTAGACCAGGCAATAGTCCACGCTTCTTTAACCAAAATATACTACAGAATGCACCTGAAAAAAAGATACCTTCTACACAAGCAAATGCAACTAAACGCGTGGCAAAACTAGAATTTTTATCGTGAATCCATTTTTGAGCCCAGTCAGATTTCTTTTTAATACATGGAAAATTCGTAATCGCATTAAACAACTTTGACTTTTCCTCTTTATCCTTTATATATGTTTCAATTAAATTACTATATGTATGACTATGAATATTTTCCATAGCTATTTGAAAACCATAAAACGCTCTAGCCTCTGATACCTGAACCTCGCTCATAAAACGTTGAGCTAAATTTTCTAATACTATACCATCAGATGCAGCAAAAAATGCCAAAATCATTGAAATAAATGTTTGTTCATCTTTATTAAGACCTTCCCAGTGCGTCAAATCTTTAGATAAATCAATTTCTTCTGGTCTCCAAAAACAGTCTACTTGTTTCTGATACATTTGCCATATGTCCTGATATTTAATTGGAAACATTACAAATCTATTATCATCTGGAAGTAATAAAGGTTCTAAATTGTTAGTTGACATCCTAAATATACTATATTGTAGATTTTATATTTTTTTAATATAGTATTTACTAAAAATTTAATAACTAGTTATTTTAAGAATGAACTTACCTTTAGCCGAAAGGGATTTACATTTAATACAAATTGAACAAGAAATAATGAATAAAAAAAAATTGTTAGTTAAAAAGAAGAAAGATTTAGATAAAAAACAAAAATTAAATCAATATCTTGATGGAGTGAAGGTTGACTATACAAAATATTATGATTACATAGTTGGAGAAAAACAACAACAATATAATGCTCTTATTCTACTTAAGGAATATATGAGTGATCTTATGAAGACTGAACATCTAGTTAATGACCAATTAAGAACCGCAAAACACGATCAAAAAGATATTATAAGAGAAATTGATAAAGTTAAGGTGGAATTGGATGAATTAATAGAATAATTTTATAAATCTATAGTAAACTTTAAAAAAATAAAATACTAATATATAAATGGCAGAAGTTCCGAATAATCCATTAAATCAAGCGTTAACTGGACTTGACACAACAATTCAGTCTATTACAGGAAAGGTTGCAGCCAGTAAAACCAGAGTAAGAGAATATAAAGTTCAAATTATTACAAAATTGAGAGAAGTTGTTGGGCAACTTAATTCTTTAAAAGATAATAATAATTTAAAAGCTTTACCTCAACTTCGTAAGCAATTACAAGATAGTCAAGTAGCTTTACAACAAAAAACAGAAGAATTAGATCAAACAAAAGGTCAACTTAATGAAGCAAATCAAAATTTACAAGAGTTACAACAAAATATGGAACAAATAAATAGACAACTCGAAGAAAAGAATCAACAAATAGCCGAATTAACTAATTCAGGAACAGAAAATGGCAATGAAATTCAAGAATTGAATGCTCAAATTGTAGAATTAGATAGACAAAAAAAAGAACTTGAAAGACAAGTAGCTAGTGTACAAGAACAATCTAACTCTCTTATTGAAAGATTTGGTATTATTAATGCTACCTTAGGACAACAAATTACATTAATAGATTCTATTGTTGATGAATTAGGTGATTTAGATAATGAAAATGATGATGTTTCTATACAATTTAAAGCTGTTGGCGATAATATTATGGCAATTATGAATATGATCAATAATCCTGGTCAAGGTGGAGCTGAACAAGGGGCTCAACAAGTGAATCAACAAGCGAATCAACAAGCGAATCAACAAGTGAATCAACAAGCGAATCAACAAGCGAATCAACAAATGAATCAACAAGTGAATCAACAAATGAATCAACAAGTTGAAGATTTATATCAAAGATTTATTAATTCTGAACAAACAAAAAAAGATAGTTTTTATAGAAATTTAAACGGAACTCCTAATCAAAGTTCTATTAATATAATCCAAAATAACATTAAACGAGCTGTTGAAAGAGATGATGAACAATCAATTAAATCTATAAAAGATGAATTACAAAAAATTATAAATTCCGGTAATGTTCCTTTACTTGGAGGTAAAACTCGTAGACATAAAAGACACGGTAAACGTAAAACAATGAAAAAGAAACATAGAAAAACTCGTAAACCTATTAAAAAAAAATATAAAGGAGGATATGTTTATAGTTCTAGCAGAGATTTAGATAAAGCAAGTTCAGTTATAAGTGCTTCGTCTTCTTCTAAATCCACTTCTAATAAACGTAATAAAACAAGAAGACATAGTTCATAATTCATAATTCATAGTTCATAATTTATCTTTTAAGATCTTTTAACATACCCTTTAATCCAGGTAAATAGTTACATAAATTTGGCCATTTACCATAAATTTCTCTCTCACGTAAATAAGGTAGATAACAACGTTGTTTTATAATATTTTGTCTCTCTGCAAAAACTTTTTTCCATTTTCTCTGAATTATTCTTAACCAAACAGTTTTTAAAATAGCAATTGCTTCTTGTGTAGGAAGAATAATATATTCTCCAATTTCAGGTTTAATATAATTTGGTCTTGAAATAATGTTATGATAATTTCTAATTGTTGGATGATTGCCTAACACAACTGGATTAGAATTTGCTGGATTAGAATTTGCTGGATTAGAATTTGCTGGATTAGAATTTGCTGGATTAGAATTTGCTGGATTAGAATAATATTCTTTTAAAAATATCATTACATCATTTAGGTTGATAAGTTTATTTTGATTATTATTTTCATCATTATCTTCATCATTATCTGATATGGATTCATTGTCAGTATCATACTCTTCAAACTCATCCAAACAATAATATGAAATACCTGTTCTAGGATCAAATCTATCGTTTACTAAGAAATGTCTTTCAATATATGGATCACTGTCTTTATTTTTGCCATGAATTAATGGATGATGTAACTCACATAACAATAAATAGTGTTTATTTTTTTCATTGTGTTTATTTTTTTCATTGTGTTGAATAACAGTATGCATTCTGAATATTTAAATTAATTATATATATAATTTTTAATCAATTTTTTTTAAAAGAATATATATATAATATGAGTTTTGCAAGTGAAGCATCTAAATTATTAACTAACAAGTATTTTTTGTATTTCATTGTATTTTTAACAGCAACAAATGTTTTGGGTTATTTAGTAACTAACAAATTAAATGCTGTTATATTCTTTGCATTAGTTAGTTTGCTATCTTATCAGTTTAGTAAAAATATGGCGGTTGTTTTGTTAATATCTATAATTGCTACTAATTTTATGATGGCTAATAAAATGATGCGCGAAGGTATGGATAATGCTACTTCTGATACTACTTCTGATGCTACTTCTACTACTTCTACTACTACTACTCCTGTTGCTTCTGCTTTAGAAAATGTTGATGCAAAGGATCCTGAAATAGCTGAAAATCTACCAATTGTTCAAAAGTCTGCAAATATGGATACACTTAAAGATAAAAAACAAAATTTGGGAACAAATTTATCAGATAATACAAATGTAGATATAAACAATCCAGAACTTAACAATCAAACTTCTGAAACTGCTCCTGAAGGTTTTGGAGGAAAGGGGTCGACTAAGAAAGGACAAGGAAACACTTCGGAGCATTTTGGCCCACGTTTAGATTATGCAGCAACAATTGAACAATCATATCAAAATTTAGATTCATTATTAGGAAGTGATTCTATTAAGCAACTAACAGGAGATACACAAAAACTAATGCAACAACAACAAAATTTATTTAATACAATGAATCAGATGGTTCCTGTTTTAGAAGGAGCGCAAAATATGTTAAAGGGATTTGATATGAGTGGTCTACAAAATTCATTAAAAGGTATGTCTGGTTTAGTAAATGCTCCAACTGTATTTGGCACAAATAAATAAAAATTTTGTGAAATCTCATAACTTGTGAAATCAAGTTATTAATATATTTTTAATAATATAATATATTAATGAAAAAGTGTCCTCCAGGAGTTATTTGTGTTGAAAATGTTACATTGTTTTTACTTTTAATCATAATTTTTATATTGGGTTTTTTTATTTATTCAAATTCAAATTCAAGGCAAAATATTATAGTAAATGATCGTGATAATATTACAATTCACGATAAAAATAATCAATCTATTAGCTCTAGTGATTCAGGTTGGTTTGGTGGGATTTTACCTAGTTGGCCTTATACTAATTTGCCAAAAGATGTATTGTTGAATCCATATGCTGCGCCTTATAGAGATGAACGTTATTTTGTTCCTGAACTAACATCCAGACCTTCTAATACTATCCCAATTAATATATCAACTAACATAGGAGCAGTAGATACCACATATCGTCAAATGGGAATAATGACACCATTAAATGGAATATCAAAAGATAATATATTACCTTTGATGGGTAGACCATTATTTACAAATCGTGATAAATGGCAATATTATACAATTTCAAACCAACATAATAATGTTAAACTACCAATATCTTTTAAGGGAAAAAGTGCATTAAATGATTATGGAGTTGATCAAATATTTTCAGGCGATACTGTTTATGTTGAGGGATATAATGATGCTTTTAAAACAACTGTCTACGAAAATGATACAATAAAATATTTACCATTTCTTTAAGAAGCCCAGTTTCTAATTGTTCTATTATGTAAATTAAATTGTTTACGATTACGTTGTGTATTAGTATGATGTAAAACCTTAATGTGTTTTTTAAATTTCTTTCTAGTTTGTTTGTTTGTATTATTAATAGTCTTTTGTAAACGAATTTTAGTTAATCTCATATTTTACCTTTAGAAAAGGTAAAGTCAAAAAAAATATAAAGATTCCTAATTAAAAGAAAATGCTAAACTTTTAAAAAGTTTATATTAGTATAATATAAATGAGTTGCCCAAATGCTACAGCACCAATAGATATAAGTATATCAAAAATAACAGGTAAATGTGAATTGAAATGTTCCTACAGCTTTCATTATAATAATAGCTCATGTGTTGCTACAA